GAGAGGACATTATGGCACGAGGGCGAAAGACACTTTATCGCGATACTTATCCAACAATCGCAGCAGCTCTGCGACGACGAGGTTACACTCTGGACGAGGTTGCGAGAGTCTTCGGTGTCTATCCCCAGACGATACGGAAGTGGGCCAATCAACATCCAGATTTCGATGTCGCCTTAAAAGAGACGAAGGATGAAGCCGATGCGCAGGTCGAGGACAGCCTTCTCAAGCGTGCGCTCGGCTATGATTACACAGAAACTGAAGTCTATAAATCTTCCACTGGCGGGAAGAAGACGGTCCGCGTCGTTGAGAAGAAGAAGCACATCCCCCCGAATGTGACCGCGATGATCTTCTGGCTCAAGAACCGCCGGCCAGATCTATGGCGTGACATATTGCGCCACGAGTTAGAAGGCGCGAAGGATGGGCCGCCGATTGAAATCAAGATCCTTGGCAAAGACAAACTCGGGAAAGAGGATGCGGGTTCAGGCTCAGATTAACCCGTCTTTTGAGTCGCTTCTCGCTGATCAGAGCCGGTTCCTGATCCTGTACGGTGGTGCTGGATCGGGGAAATCTCATTTTGCCGCCCAGAAGATTCTCCTCCGCATCCTTGCCGGGATTGAAGACAACATCCGGCATGGGATCCTCGCCATCCGCAAAACCCAACCTGCAGTGAGAAAATCCGTCTTCCGGCTGTTTGAATACTACATCAACCTGTGGAAGATAAAACACCTGGTTCACATTCGTCGCCAGGAAATGACGTTCTCATTCCCGAATGGATCGGAAATTATCTGTGCCGGCCTCGACGATCCGGAGAAGATCAAGTCTATTGAGGGGATTACTTCGGCCTGGATGGAGGAGGCGACTGAGTTCACGCGAGAGGATCTCCGCCAGGTCAACCTTCGTCTCAGAGGACAGCACAAAGCATACAAGCAGGTGATTCTCAGTTTTAATCCAATCAACCGCCTGCACTGGTTATATGAGCAGTTCTTCGTCAATCAACAGGAAAACTGTCGCATTCACCACAGCACTTATCGCGATAACACGTTCCTTGATGATGAATATAGGAAAGAACTCGAAGGACTTGAGAAGCTGGATACGGAATATCACCGGATCTATGCACTTGGGGAGTGGGGGAACGCCAGGAACGTGATTCTCACCAACTGGCAGGTGACAGACGTTCCGACAGATCCGTGGTATTACGATCGGGTGGCGTCCGGCCTGGACTTTGGATTCAATCACCCGACGGCTCTGCTTCGTGTGGGATTCAAAGATGGCGATGTTTACGTCTTTGATGAGCTGTACGAGCGGGGCCTCACGAATCAGGACCTGATCAGCCGGATGAGAAGCATCAGTTTCCGCGACGATGAATTGATCACTGCCGACTCAGCGGAGCCGGGGCGAATCGAAGAGATCCGACGTGCAGGCTTCCGGATCGAGGGGGCAAAAAAGGGGCCGGGCTCAATTCTCGACGGGATTGATTGGCTGCGACGGCGGAAGATTCGAATCCATCCAACCTGTGTGAACACGATCAATGAGATCCAGACATGGAAGTACCGGGAAGACAAGCTCGGGAATGTTCTTGAGGATCCTGTCCCATTAAACGATGACGCCATGTCCGCTTTGCGGTATGCAAGTGAGCAATTTCGGGCCGAGGCACCATCTTTCGCCTACGAATCTCTCGGCCGGCGGTCGTTCGCCACGAGTGGAGGGTTCTGATGGCAGCGAATAAGCCAGATCTCAGGGAGATCGTTGTTCCCAGCACTCGTGACCTGTGGGGAACGTATCCATCCAGCGGCCTGACGCCGCAGAAGCTGGCGCGGATCTTCAAAGAGGCGGATGCCGGAAACGTCTACCGGCAGATGGAACTGTTTTCCGAGATGGAGGAGAAGGATTCCCGGCTCGCTGCGAATCTCCAGACTCGCCGGCTCGCCGTCGCCAGTTTGCCGTGGAATGTAACTCCTGCTTCCGACGACAAGCGGGACAAGGAGATCGCTGAATTCGTGCAGGCGAACCTTGAGAACATCCCGGATCTGCGCGACGACTTCTCCGACATTCTGGATGGAATCGGTAAGGGGTTCTCAATCACTGAGATCCTCTGGGAGATCCGGGATGGGAAGGTCTGGATTCAGGACCTGAAGTGGCGGCACCAGCGACGATTCACGTTTCTCCCGAAAGATTACACGAAACCGGAAGCAATCGTCACCGGTATCCCGAGGTTGCTGTCCAGCGATTTCTCATCAGTCGGCGAGGAGCTGCCACCGAACAAGTTCATCGTGTTCACTTCCCGTGCCAGGTCTGGCTTTGCGAACCGGGGCGGTCTGCTGCGATCCGTAGCCTGGCTATACCTGTTCAAGAACTACGATCTGAAGCACTGGGTGACGTTCGCTGAGATCTTTGGGATTCCTTTCCGTCTGGGAAAATATCCTACTGGCGCAACGGCAGAAGACAAAGAGGCGCTTCTCAAAGCAGTGATCAATATCGGCCAGGATACCGCAGGGATCATCCCGGACACGGCGACGATCGAATTCATCGAGGCGCAGAAAAACAGCTCGACTGGTGTTTACGAGGCGTTGGCCAACTTCTGCAACCGAGAGATGTCCATCGCAATCCTCGGGCATCCGGGAAGCTCCGAGGCAACGCCGGGCCGGCTCGGTGGAGAGGACAATGCTGAGAACGTGCGCCGTGATCTTCTCAAGGCAGACGCATCCGCGCTGGCGAACGCCATCCGCTGGCAGCTCGTCAAGCCGCTGGTGGACTTCAACTTCGGGCCGCAGGATGGATATCCGGGGTTTGAATTCGATACCTCGCCGCCGCTGAACCTGAAGGAGGAAGCGCAGCGGGACAAGATCCTCGTTGCCGATATCGGAATCCCAGTCAGCAAGCGGTTCATTTATGAGAAGTACAACCTGGCGCCGCCTGAAGATGACAAAGACACCCTGCAGGTTGCGCCAGCGTCAAGCCCTTTCGGCCTGAGCAGTTTGTACGCTCTCCGTGACAAGCGCCGGGCAGAAATTGAGGCGGAAGAACAGCAACGCATGATCGACCGGTTCTTCACAGTAAAAAAAAAAGTGCGTTCAGGCCGTACAAGCGAATGATGGATGAGATGAAGCGACAGATCAGATCCTGGAACAGCCTCGAACAGGCATCGTCCCTGACAGTGTCGGAGAAGGTGCAGGAGCAGCTCGGCAAAGAACTGCACGAGATCTGCATGCTGTCCTATCTGATCGGTCGGGAGGACGTCGTCGCCCGTTTCGAGGAGATGAAAGCAGGTGAGAAGATGCTGCGCTTCGAACTTCATCCGCTCTTCGCGCTGAAAGATCCGGAATCGACCGTCGTCTGGGACGAACCGTTTGAGGATGCCGTGGAATGGTTTATCAACCGTGGCGTGATGACACGAGCGCAGTTTGACATGCTCAGTGACCAGGCGAAGATGAAGTTCTTCACGCTCGCGCGGGTTGATTCTCAGTACCTAATCGAGCGTGTGCAGGCGAAAGTCGCGCAGGCAATCGCGGATGGGATTACGCAGAGAGAATTCGTTTCTCAGCTTGATGAGATGTTTCAGGCTCTGGGGGTCAATCCTCTTGAACCGTGGCATGCGGATCTGGTCTATCGGCAGAATGTTATCACTGCTTTTCAGGCGGGACACTATGACGCGCTCTTCGATCCGGATGTGGCTGAGTTTTTCCCGTATCTCGAATACGTGGCGGTTGGAGATGACAAGACACGAGAAACGCATCAGGCAATGAATGGACAGATCTACCGTCGCGATGATCCGATCTGGCAGGAATGGTATCCGCCGAACGGATTCAACTGCCGTTGCACCGCAATCGCAATCTCCACCTTCGAGGCTGAGAGACGAGGTGTAAAACCGGACGTTGAGCGCCCGAAGATCGACGGCGTTGAGGTGAAACCCGATGACGGGTTCGCCAGCAATCCGAGTCATGCGTTCAGAACACTACCGGAGTGATGTGATGCCGATCCCGAAACCACGCAAGGATGAAAAGAAAGCGGACTTCATCTCACGCTGCATGGCTGATCCCTTGATGGAAACGGAATACGAGGATTCAGCTCAGCGATATGCAGTCTGTATGTCGCAGTGGGAGAAACGCTCCGCGACGGATAAGCCGCACTGGGCGATTCTCAGTACAGAGAAAGGTGTGCTTGCGCTGTATGACGA